CTATTATCTAAATAAATTTCTCTGATTCGTTCACTCTTATCAAGGTTATGCGTCCACTTTAAAAAGTGATTTTTCCAAAAATCTCCTACTGATAATCGGTGAGTTGCGAACTTAAAAATCGAGTTCCTTGACTTTTAAAGTGGACTCAGCTATTTTGCCTTGCATTCCACCGTACTTCAAAGTTATCGGCAAACTTGATAAGTTCAGTTTCTTTCTCTTCATGCCCGAGGGGCATACCATAGTTTTGACTTTATTCCACTATTAAAGAAAGCGCTTCCTTTCCGTTCATGGGTAGGTAGTGTGTAGTCATATCGTAGTAGTACATATAAACAACTACCAAATACAACATAATCCTTTTTCTTTCATCGTTCTATCCCTTTTGTAGTTATGTAGTAGGATAATATCGGTGAAAGAAAAGGATAGAGATAATTTAATGGGGTGTACTTCCAAAAAGGAATATCGGTGTTATGGTTGCGGACGGTCGCTGTAGCTCATGGATGATATACTTTCTGAAGAAATGGGATTCTGTGCTATCCAACTGGAAGGACAGGGCGATGATGATTGGGAGGGGGTAAAGCCGTACATAGCCTACCAACTCGTTATCTCTGACCATTACCCTTTCACCTGCACTCCTTTCGTCAGGTTGCAGGTTGGGATTGTGGATTATCTCTTGAAGTCTATTGTTGAACTTCCTCCACGTTATTCTGAAAAATCTTGCAAGTTCGCCCTCCGTCATGGCTATTTCTCCATTTCCTTTGCGGAGGATTTGCATATTGCAACCCCACTCATAGTAACTGCGCTCTTTGTATTGAATGGATTTTACTTCTATCTGTGATTTGTTCTTTGTATTCATGCCGTTTCCTCCATTTTATAGATTGAAATATCTGAAGGTTCATAAACCTCTCTGACTCTATTCTATAGTTAATAGAAACATATTCTTTCCGTTCACTTGTTGGTAGTATGTACTCATATCGTAGTAACACACATAAGCAACTACTGACAACAACGTAATCCTTTTTCTTTCATCGGTTTATCTCATATTGTAGTAATGTAGTAAGAAAACAATAAAAGAAAAAGGATTGGTACATATTCAACTATTGACACCCCTGTCATATATGATGATAGGAATGACAGAGTTCCTTTGACGCATCAACTCACTGCACACATGCCTTCTGAACAGGTGGGCTTCTACGCAATCAAGTTGAAAGGAAAGGGCGATGATTGTCGGTAGTGGGTAAAGCGGTGCGTATCCCTTTACCTCCTTATCTGTGACAATCTTCCTTTCACCTGCATTCCTTTCATCTGGAGACAGGATGGAATCTTCGGTTATCGCCCGAAGTCTGCCACTGACTTTTCTCCATGTAACTCCGAAGAACCTTGCAAGCTCGCCCCCGGTCATTGCTACTTCGCCTTTTCCCCTGCGGATAACCTGCATGCCATTTCCCCACTCGAAGTAGCTGCGCCCCGTGTTCAGACGGATTGCAGCCTTAGTCTTTATTCCATCTTCCGTATTCATGCCGTTTCCTCCATGCTTTTGTTTCTGCCTGTGTTGGCAATAGCCATTGTCCCTATGGTAATAGTTTCCGTTACCTTATCATCCTCTTTGTTCTTTTCCTGGTGTTTGGCGATGAGTCTGTCCATGTCCTCGGAAATCTTGCAGTCCGTTACCTGTGCATAAATCTGTGTACTTGCAATTGATGTGTGTCCCATCATCTTGGCGATGCTTTCTATGGGAATACCTGCACTTAGACACATCGTTCCGAAGGTATGTCTTCCCATGTGATAGGACAGGCGTTGCTTGATACCACAAGCCTTGCCTACGATGCTTAGCTTCGCTGCTAACACACTTCTGCTGCAACAGGGCTGAAAGATAAGGCGATTATCCATATCCGTGTTATTGCCTTCTTCTTTCACCGCTTTTAGTTGCCTTTGCTGCTCAATAATCGTCTTGGCTATGGGATGTAACGGCACTATAAATTCTACTTTTGTTTTCTGACGTTCCTTTCTTATATACATCTGTCCGTCCGCTGCGCTCTTGATATGCCCAAACGTCAAGTATTCCATATCCGTAATGGCTAAACCTGTGAAGCAGGAGAAGATGAACATCCGCCTTGCAAGTTCGGCATCGCTATCACACATCTTCATTGCCATCAGGTTTGCCACATCACTCTTGCTAAGAAAACGAATTGCCTTTTCCACCTTTTCATATTCCGCATGCTCAAATGGGTTATAGCGAATGATGCGCTGGCTTACTGCACGAAACATCAAACGGCTCAGCCAACAGAGATAATTGTTGATAGAAGACCCTTTCAACCCTTTCTTTTTAAGAAAGAAGCGGTATTCCTCAAACAGTTCCTCTGTTATACTTCGGATTTCTATATCTTTACCCCCCAAGTCTTTTATAAACTCGCATAACATCCTATTTGCATAGCAAAGGTTCGTGTATGTACCTTCTGCCTTTGATTTGCCCACACCTTCCTTTACCGATTGTAGTTCTGTATTGCTTAGCTCCAACAAAGTGGTAGGAGAAGTTGCAATGCCCTGCAATCTGTTTTTAAGCAGTTCAGCACTTACCACTCCGTCTTTTAGAAGCAGTTCCTGATAGGTCTTTTCTACAAGTTCTCTGAATGATTGCAGTCGAAGATTGATTTTCTTTTCCGTAGTTGTCCCCTGCTTGGAGTTCCACTCTGTGGGCTTGCATTCTTCGTTTGTGGTAATGACTGACTGCTTACCGTCAATTGTGATACGGCAGAGTATGGAGGTCAGACCATTTGCCTTGGTCTTTTGTCTGTTGATATAAAACAGTGTCTTGAATGTACTTCTCATCATGATTTTAGTTTTAATACTACTATTGCTAAATACTCATCTGCATATCCTCCGTGAAAGAAAGGAAACGCTCAAACTCCAAAAACAGTTTCTGTGGTGTAACCTTTGCGTACCGTTCGGTCATACTCACGTTGCTATGCCCCAACATCTTGCTCACCGTTTCTATCGGTACTCCTTGTTCCAGTGTGATGAGCGTGGCAAAGGTATGTCTTGCCGTATGCGTGGTAAAGGGAAAGGCTATGCCTGCTCTTAGGCGCAATGCTTTGAGATACGATTGATAGGTGGTATATTTCATCTGTGGCAATAGCCTTTCCCTTTCATCGCTCTTGTACTTCTCTATTATCCTGATGGCTTCGGGTAACAACTTGATACGGCAGAGTACACCAGTCTTCTGCCTGTTGAACTTCAGCCAAAAGCTTCCCTCGTCATCACGCATAAGATGTGCCTTACTTAGTTCCATCAAATCACAATAGGCTGCACCCGTATGGCAGGCAAAGACAAACAAGTCTCTTGCGGTTTTCATTTCTTCCTCCAACTCTTCAAACTGTATGTTCATTAGTTTATCAAGCGAACACCTATCAAGAGCTTTGGGTAGCTTCTTATCTCCTCTTGCTATTTTTGCATTAGCAAACAACAAGGTGTCAGCTAATCCCTCACGGTATGCCAACCTACATACGGTCTTTATTTGGGAAGCTGCACCATAGAAACTGCTCTCTTGAAAACCTAATGTCCCCAAGAAAAAATCTCTAAAATCATAAATAAAGTTTTCAGATAGTTGTGAGAAAGCTAAATCCTCTACCTTATATTTCTCTTCGATGAATGTGCGAAGATTTCCTCGTGTAGAGTAATAATTAGATAGCGTCTCTTTCTTAATATCTATTCCAACGTGTTCTTCTTTCTCCCTGATAAGCCTATCAAGGCGTTCTATAAGCATACACCGAGATTGTACGCTCCCTTGAAACTGCTCCTTGATGTCCGTGGCAGTAAATGCCTGTCCTTTGGACAGCAATGTTTGATAAGCGGACTGAATGGAAAGTACTAAACTATCCAGCTTTCCGTTCACTTCCACCGCCTCACGGCTCTTGCCCCTCATTCTACTCTCACGAGGACTCCACAAATCTATATCACAAGATAGCTTGCAACTAAACTGTACTATACTCCTTCCAAGTGTGATACGTCCCATAATGGGAGCTTTACCCTGCTTATCCTTTCCGCTCTTTTTGAGGTAGAGCAACACCTTTATCTTTTCTGTTTTCATACGCTTTAATTTTTATGGGCAAAGTTACCCAAATTAAAGCGTTCCTCACTTATGCAGAAAACTGCCGACCAAAGCAACAAACACACGAGAGAAACAATTTCAGTTACCTACATCTGCATTTAGTTACCTACTTCAAATCTTGGTAATGATTTAGTAACTGAACTTCTGCTTAAATCCGCACTTTCTTGCCTTTTACAAATAGAGCAGTTTTATGCAAATTGCCTCGTTTCTATCTCATTACCAATTAGTTTGCATATCTTTCGATATTTCTTCATTTTCCTTGATTAGTTACCAAGAAAACTCTTAGGTTTTAGCGCATAAAAGCTAATTTTTTACTTTT